ACTCTGGATGTGGATGTAGGTTTCAATACGGTCAAGGCAGTCAGGTTGTTGGTGAAGCAACTGCGCGACCAAGGTCTCGACCCCGACAAGTACGAGTTCATCAACTGGGCGGTGACCTGCGATGTGCAGGTCAAGGAGGAAAACAAGGCATGAAGACCCAGTTCCACGGAATCACGAAGGAGGACACATGACACGCGAGGACATTATCAAAATGGCGCGGGAGGCGGGATTCCCTGACTACGCTATGGGGCTAGCAAGCGAAGACGCTTGGCAGAAAACCGAACGCTTCGCCGCCCTTGTGACAGAGGCCGAGCGGGAGGCAATTTGCCCGATTGTTTACGGGCTGTGCGTGTCGGACAACAACGCGCAGGAAATCGTCAACGCCATCCGTGCGAGGGGGAGCCACAAGGCATGACGCGAAAGGTTACCAATCAAATCCTAGAGGCCGTCGATGACGGCCTTCTAGACCCAAAGCAAGCCTTACTTGCGGCCTTGAAGTACATGAGTGAGGACGAGGTCGCGGACATGGCGAGAATCAACGAGTTGCTTTTCGACGAGGAGGTCGAGGGTGAGTAAAAAACTACAGGCACTTGTCGTTTTCGAATTCGATGGAATCGAAAACCCAGACAGCGAGGATGCGGATACTGTCATCGACGAACTCACGCATGAGATCAAGAAGGTCGTGCGTGGAGACTGGTCTGCGCCTGTTAAGTCTGTATCCGCTTGGATACATGACGCCGTCTCTGTGGAGGAGTGAGGTCAAATGGGAAAGGTTGTCATAAAAATCATTGGCGGCATCGCTCATGTCACGGAGTGTCCCGATGGTGTAGACGTTGAGATTCGTGACTTCGATATTGAAGGGGTGACAGGCGTTGAGTTTTCAGAAGATGAAAACGGCGACGGACTGTTTTATTACCAGAGTGGCTGAAACGGCCTGTTTTTTTACCAGAGTGGCTGATGAGGAGTATCAAGAGTGAGTTCTGAAATGGAGCAGGAGAACGTGTCCGCTACGGACTACTGGGCAAGCAAGGCTGCCAATGCTTTGGTCGGCAGAAAGATTGTCGCCGTCCGATACCTTAATGACTTGGAGGTTAGCCGACTTGGGTGGGATAGCCGCTCAGTTGTTATTGAGTTTGATAACGGCCACATTATGTGGCCTTCCCGCGACGACGAGGGGAACGATGCCGGTGCTTTGTTTTGCACAGACTACCGAGTAGGACTTATTCCCGCTATCGATAATCGCGTTTGCTGGCTACAGCAGGACTAATGGAGCAAAAAATGGAAGCGATACTGATTGACCCGCACACCGAAACGGTCTCCGTTGTCGATTACAACGGGGACTTCAGAGAGATTAGCCGCATCATCGGAGACGGTTGCCGTGCGTTTACTGTCGTAAACATTGGCTACTCGAACGACGGAATCTTCGTCGATGACGAAGGACTACTGCGTGAACAGGCCACGCCGTTCTTCAAGTTCCGTGGATATCCGCAGCCTTTAGCCGGTCGCGGCCTGATTCTTGGGGCTGACGAGATGGGTGAATCCATCTCGCCTAGAGTCACCTTGCAGCAAGTCAAGGACTCCGTCGAGTTCCTTGGCTACGGAATGATGGTGTAGCCATGCCGTATCCGAAGAAGTATTACATCTCGTACACCCATGAAAAGAGTGTGCGTATGGAGGCGGTCGATGCCCACAGCAAGATCGAGGCGTGGCTCAAAGTGATTTCAAAACTGTCTCCAGAGGAGACGCTCAAGAGCATCAACGTAGAGGAGAAAACTTATGGCTGACCTGATTCGATTCAGCCTTGCCATGTTCCGTGGCTATTACGACGGGCGGTACAACGGCGCTGACTGCAACCCCTACCTTGGTGAGCAGCGATTCTATTACCGCCGTGGCTATGACCGTGGCCTCGCAGAGTACTGCGACAAGTACATGAAGGTGCGGGGGGAGTGATGACAACGCCCAAGTCCATGCGGTTGCCGCCGCGAAAGACGCTATTCGGATTCGACTACAACAGAAATCAAGAACTGCGTATGACCGGCAAGGAGTGGCACATCTACGCAAAGGTTGATGAGTTCAAGACGGAACGTGCAAGCGACTCCGCATGGGCGAAAGGCTGTGAGATTTGGTTGGATGGAACCGACATGAACATGGAGAAAGGGAGGTAATTTGGTTAGATGGGAAGTTCATTACCCGAACAACTCGGGTGAATACCAATCGGTAGGGTGCTTCAAATCACTCCGTGCTGCGAGGCTGTTCGCCTCGACATTGAGCGACCAAAAACTTCCTTTCCCGATTGTGCCGTTCGTAAACGATTTCCACACCCCACGAATAGTGAGGCGTGGAGGAGGTACTAAAAGTGATACGGTTCAGCGTTGAAGTGAAAAACTTGAGCGACCTATGGAACGCAATTCGAGACGAGTGCGGTGAAGTATGGATGTTCTCCGACTTCGAGGAGTCGAAGCGTTGCTTCGATGACGCGGTTCGGGGAGGCACCCCCGGGTACAGTTACCGTATCGTCGCTCATGAATACGAGAAGACTTACGACAAGGTCGTAATACAGAAGAAGATTAGATCGGAAATGGTTTGCCTAGTGTGTAAGGCGAATCACATGCACAGAGAGGAAGACCTAATGCAGATGTGTCCCTACTGCGGGAACCACAACATGGCGAAAAATGTTTACCTTACAAGCGGTGATGCGTGAGCGAGAATCAAATAACGGAACACGACGTTTTTGGTTGCGACTGGAATGAGTGGGCGATTGGCATAGCCAATACCGACTTGATGAAGGAAGCACAGAAACATGGCAAAGCGGCTATAGCGGAATGTCTTGCGATGATTACCGTGCTTATCATCACAGAAGCGCAGAGGCTGGTAGCCGAGCAACACTACAGGGGTTCTGTTCAGTTGCTGAACTGCCTCAAGCGGGTCATCGTCGAGCCGGATAAGTTCTTCGAACTAATCGGCGCTGACGAGGCTCCGCCAAGTGACCAAGTCAGACATTGAGAGTTATGGAATTACATCACCTGTCCACATTTAATGGAGCAATCTAATGAGCCTTTACGCAGTCCTTAAAGCAGCAGTCCCCATCCTTAACGCCCTTCCGAAGGAGACCTACGTGGCACTTGCCAAGGTCGCCGCAGAACTCCCCGGTGGGGTACGCAATTCACTTACTGGCGTTCTGAATTCCGGCCTGTCGGATGACGAACAAAAGGGGTTGTCCGCCTCTGTAAAGCGGATTAACAGCAAGCACGAAGGGTAGTCTTTCGGTGTACAATGTACACATAACCAAGAGAGGAAAAGTCAAATGCCGTTGAAGTCTGGAAAGGGTAAGAAGGTCGTGTCCGAGAACATCTCGGAGGTCATGCGTTCGTACAAGAAGAAGGGCAAGATCGGAACTTCTCGCCCGAAGAGCAAGGCCAAGGCGCAGAAGCAAGCGGTCGCCATCGCCCTGTCGAAGGCCGGTGTTCCGAAGAAGAAGGGCAAGCGCAAGTGAAGGCGAGTGACGTCAAGCGTGAAGGCGGCAAGATTGTTTACCGGGGACATAAGTTCCCCGGTTTCAACAAGCCTGTCGATGCCCCTGCCGGGGCGAAGCAAAAGAAGATGGTTCTCGCCAAGAAGGGCGACGATGTCAAACTCGTTCGCTTCGGGTTGCGCGGCATGAGCGACTACACCAAGCACGGCAGCGAGGAGCGACGCAAGAACTACCTTGCCCGTTCCGGCGGCATCCGTGACAAGTCAGGAAAGTTGACGAAGGACGACAAGTTCTCGGCCAACTACTGGGCGAGGAAGATTCTCTGGTGACTGTTGTCTATATGTCACACCTTGTCAAAGACAAGGGGAATGCACGGGCTGAGATTCGTCAGCCCGTCATTTCTGTCCTGAAAGGAAAGAAGTTGATGTACGTCAACGAGGTCAGGGTATTGGACACATCCGGCGAATTGGTTTGCCGGATTGTCTACAACCCAGACGGTGACCCTTCGCCTATCCACAAGGTTTCTGCTTGGGTAGAAATCATGGATGGCTCCGCTAACGTCGAGTACTCGTAATGTCAGTCACAAAAGAGCAAGTAGTCTCCGCCCTTGCGGCGGTTCCAAAGAAGGCCATCTCGCAAGAGTGGTCTGGGAAGAAGACAGACACCAACGAAGAACTCAAGTCGATGATGGCCTCGATGCAGTTGAAGATTGAGGATGTCATGCGCCTGTCCATGACCAGTTACGACACGGTCAAGAGCTGGCGGGTGAATAGGGAAAGCAAGAGATGGAGGCGTATGCCTGATAGGACTTTGGCATACCTGAAGATGCAACTTGGGAGAAACCAATGATCATGGACTTTATTCTTTTTATTCGAAGACTCAGGGCGGCTAGGGATTACGAGTGGCGCAGGGTTCCTCCGCCAGAGTGGGCGGCGAAGAGGGGCGGCGTGGATTATTGGTGACTGCGTAGGCAAACGGATTTCGATGGAGCAAACATGCCTTTCCACATAAGCATCTCGATACGTCAGTACAAAGTCCTGCTCAGGGTCAAGAGCAGGAAAGCGTTACTTGGACGCATGACGAAACCAACCTACACGATGATAGCCAAGAAGTGGCGAGTCCCCCTGTCCGTAATACTGAGTGCCGCGCATCGCGGCATCAAAAGACATGACAGGTATATCCGCATCGAGAAAGAGTTCACTAACTCTAGGCTACGCAAATGACCCCAGACACATACAAGGTAATACAGATGGCCGTTGATGACGGCATAGCCATCGGTGTTCGACGTGCGTTTAAGTACGAAAAAGATCCGGGCGAAGATCGGATCATCGAAGTAATACGGCATGAAGTCATGAACCAGATTTGCGAGTGGTTCAAGTTCGCGGAGAATAATGATGGCTGATATAACAAAGTGTTCGGGCGAACACGAAGGAAATGTTTGTCCTCGCAGGGATACCTGCTACAGGTTTACGGCGAAGCCAAACGAAGAATGGCAAGCGTATTTCACGATCGCTCCGTTCTATAACTGGAACGAAGACTGTGAGTACTACTACAGAGACATGTCCAAGTTCAAATGACAGATAGGATGTACGGCAAAAGGTGCGAAGCCTGTAGCCTGCCATCGGCAGGCAAGGGAATCTTATGCTCGCTCTGCAACAAGAAGTCACGCAGAAGGGGCATGACTCAGGAAGAGTTTAGGTCGATGACCGACGTTGACTGGTGGGTGAGGACATTAGGGAGATGCATAGATGAAGCGGAAGAAGCGAAAAGAGAGGGCAGCCTCGACGTCTTACTGTTCGGGAGTTCCGAGTCGAGGTACCTTGTACGTCGTAAAAGTTTTTCCCGAGCAGGTAGAGGACATCGTAAAAGACCAAATCTTGGACGTCTTTCTCTCGGTGGACGTAGAGAATGCAATGGAGGTGAGGGAGGCTTGCCTGACCCTGATGCGGTACTGCGGTCTGCCGGAGGATTACGAGCCGATGGAGAGGGCAATGAAGGAGATAAAGCGTGAAACGAAAAGACGAAAGTAAAGAGCCGATCTGCTATCTCGTCGAAACAGCAGACGGAATGGGTCGCGAATACAAATACATTTCGGCGACAAAACCGAAAGACGAATGGGCTTCCGTGAAGCCCCTGTACACCATGCAGGAAATCAGAGATACGGAATACGAACTCCAGTCCAAGAGCTGGAGGGAGTTCAAAGCCAAGGTCTCGAAGTGGTGGTGGCTTATCTGGACTGGAGACCAGTCTCTCTCAGCCAAGAGGCGCCGAATAGAGAACGACGCTAGGCGATTCGGCGGAAAGATTACTTGGGAAGACTAAAAGAGAGGGGCGGTATTACCGCCCCCTCTTCTGTAATCGAACGATTACTTGCCCTTCTTAACGGCAACGCCAGAACGCATCGGCTTGCTGGCCATCGGCTTCGCGGCGGCCTTCTTGACCGGCTTCTTCGCGGCCTTGCTCTTCTTCATCATAGCCATTGTTATCTCCTTCGAAAGCAAATCGCTTTCAGCTTTACATCTTATGTACTTTGTTCCACCAATGCAATATGAAGTTCTCGACCATCCTCCTGTACATAGGGTCGGGTATCTCGTCTATTGCCGCTCGACGTTCTGCCTTTGATGGCAGGTCGTGAATCACCTTCCAAAGCGTGTAGTAAGAAATCGCAAGAGTCTGCTCATGCAGGAACTCTGGAACATTCTCGTTTAGCCACGCTACTCGCTCTTCGTGATGGAGATGCTTACCGCATCGATCTGCCCACTTGAGGACTGGAAAGTCTGAGACGTATGGCGCGATGGCTTGAGGCTTTCTCTTACGAGGCTTGACCATGCTTTGAAAGACAGCGTTACAGGTTCGTCGGCCAGATCAAACGCTATGTCAGAGTTGATCGCCGCTAACCTAACTGTCACCCTCCATGCTTGACGGTTGCCGCGCCAGACCAGTGCTGGCTCCTCTGAATTACTGATGGCGGCGGCAGTTACCTGACGCCACCACTCCGGCTTGTAGTCTATCGCTTTGGCATAGTGCTTGACCTCGATAGTCCAGCCATCCAAGCCGTTCAGATCACCTTGCTCGTCTGACCTGTACTGCTCTAGGTTTCTCTGGAGCCTTACCCCGAGTTCGTCGAACACTAGAGCGGCCACTTCTCTTTCGGCTGCCGCCCCTTTCGCCCTGCTGTTTATCGCCATTCAAGTAACTCCATGCCATCGGTGGCGTGATTCTATATTCGTTCTCAAGGATGAGAAGACAGTAGTGCAGCGCCTTGAGTACGTCCTGCTCCTTGTTCTTGTACGGGTGTCGGCTGATGTACTTGATTACGTTGCCATCGGCGAACGGGATTCGGTTCGCGATGCAGTACTTAGTCGGTTGAATCTTCAGATTCTTGTAGTGATTCCCACCAACCTGAATCTTTCCCGACTCGGTTACAGACTTCATTCAATAACTCCTCTTCGGTTCCATACCGTTTTTCAAACGATGCTTTATACGGGTGACGACTAGCTGCAAAATCTGTGTCAATGCCTCCTCGGTGATGTGTCGGGCAGAGAGGGATGATCTTGAAGTGAGCAAACTTTTTTGTCTTGCCTTCGAGATGATGAATTTCTGCCGGTGACCAGACATTGTGATGAATCCTGCAAACAATACAGCCTAAACTTGAAACCTCGTCGAGCCATTCATGCTCGGCTTTTGAGGGCCGCCTGCCTCTAAGTGTCATCCGTACCTGCTCCTCTCTCGGCGAACATTTGCTTGTTCGGTACGCCAAGTTTCAAACTCAACGTCCCTCGCCCTGGCCTCGACCTTGGCTGCCGCAAGAAAAGCCTTTTGCTTGCCGACCTCAAGTCGGGCGGCAAAGACTTCATCGTCAGCGTCTGCGTAGGTTTGCTGCGCGTTATCAGCCTTGAGGCCGGAGGCTGCTGCCTCGACCTTCTTCATGGCGTAAAGCTTTTTTAGATTCGCCTCGGACTGGGCGACTGCGATTTCGGCATCCATCATCTGTTGCTTCAGATCGCGGATGCGCTGTGCGAAATTCTCTTGATCCATACTAGAACGGCAGATGCCGCGCCTCCTTTGTCTTCTGTTCCCATGCCCTTTGCGGCTTCGTGTCCGCATCGGCAAACCGCGATTCGCGATTCGCGAATAGCAGAAAGTCCGTTCCAACCTCACCCATTCTATGCTTTCTTGTGAGGACTTCAACATACCCTTGAGCAGGGCTGATGGGGTCGTAGTAGTCCTCGCGGTAGAGCATCATGATTATATCCGCATCCTGCTCAACGGAGCCGGAATCTCTAAGGTCGGACATCATAGGACGCTTATCCTCTCGATGCTCGACGCCACGGTTAAGTTGAGACAGGGCGACAACGGGGATTCCAAGTTCTCTGGCAAGCGACTTCAATCCGCTGGAAATCCTGCCCATCTCCTCAACCCGATTGCCGCCACCGCCAGTCATCAGGCCGATGTAATCGACAAGTATCATGTCGGGCTTCGCCCTTCTAGCCTTCGAGGAAAGCTGCTGAACCGTGATTGCCGGTGTCTCATCAATGAAGATGGACGCTTCGCTGAGTTGGCCTAGAGCCTTGGAAACGCGGTTTCCGTAGGCGTCGAAGGCGGAGCCGTCGATGATGCTGCTGACAGGGATGTGACCCTGCGCGGCAAGCAGCTTCTGCATGACCTGCTGAGAAGACATCTCAAGCGTGAAGATCATGACCTTCTTGCCAGATATCGCAGAGTTGAGGGCAATATTAAGAGCAAATGTCGTCTTGCCCATCGATGGCCGACCGGCAACGATAACCAAGTCTCCCGGCCTGAAGCCACGGAAGCGCGAGTCGAGGTCTTTGAACCCCGTTGGCACACCGAGCATCCCATCCTTTGATGCCCCGGCCTTCTCCATGTAATCAATAAGGCCTGAGATTAGGTCTTTGCTCGATTGGACAGACCGCTCAGTCGCATGATTGATGCTGAACATGCGCTGAATCTCATCAACCTTTTCGGCAAGGGGAGACTTGCTCTGAAGGATTGGTATGATTTGGTCAGCGGATTCCGACAATCCCCTAAGAATCTTCGCTTCTCTGATGGCCGCCTCATACGACTTCCAGTTCGCTGCGCCGACCGTGTTAGAGACGATGTCTCCGACAAGGTAGCGTTCCTCCGAAGTTCTGGGAATCGCATCGAGAAGCCCGATCGTGGACGCATCCCTCCCGGCCTTGAACAAGCCTTGCATTGTCTCGAACAAATACTGATGCGCCGGAGCGGAGAAGTCTTCCGGGCTAAGAATTGATTCGCTTAAAAGCGAAGGCTCCAACATCATTGCGCCGAGGAAAGCCTGTTCTGCGGCGACAGGTGACAAGTTACTCACGGTGATACTTCCCGTCGATGATTCGTCCAAAGCCCTGCGGCGAAAGCAGGAAGTCGATGTCAGCGATGAATCGCTTTCTGCCCTGAGATGGCATGGTCTTTCCCGTGAGGAAGGGCGACTCGCCTACGAAGCGAAAGAACTTCTGCCAGAACTCAAGGGTACCCGGATCTTGAGTACGCCCGTCAAGGCTAATCGTCTCCCTGCATCTAGCGCGGAGCATAGTCCGTCGCTTCTCCGTCAAGGCGATACACCGAGGAAGGTCAGGCAGGATGCCGTGGTACTCCGCAACCACTTCTTCGAGTGTTACGCTGGCACGGTTCTTGCTCTTATATATATCTATATTAGATATATTCTTATTACTACTAATACTTTTTTCTTTGGTTCTTTCTTTTTTACTTTCACGGAAGCCCGGATTATGCAAGGCATCCGGGAACAAATCCGAGTCAAGTGCTTGTTCCGAAAGGGAATCGACCCCTTCAGGATTCTGAACCCCCCCTTCAGGATTCTGAAGGGCATACCAAAGGATATTGCACTCGCGAGTTACACGAACTAGGCGAGCCTCGCCCCCCTTCTTCACCTCGATGTATCCTTTGGAATACAGGCGAGCGAGATAGGCAGAGATGCTGGGCGGCGAAACGCCGAGGGATTCCGCAAGGTCGCCGTTGCCGACCGAGAACCAGTCGCCGGTTTGGCGGGATCTAATTTCCGCCAGAAGAATCTTCTCCATCCAAGTCAGGTCTTGGCTAACCCATAGACCGCTAGGGATGAATACCCCATCGAAGTATCTTTTTTCCATTTGCTCCATCCTCAAACGTGGAAGGCGATTCTAGTCTCTAGGACACCCAGCGTGTCAAGGGGGTGTTGACACAGTCCTGAATCGGGATTAGTCTTTCCCCATCTGCTCGATTGGAGCTTATGGAGGATCTATGGACATAACAAATTTTGCGATCTCAACGCAACCGACAGTTCGCTTTAGCGGCAATCCAGTATTGGATGCAACTACTGCCAAAGAAATCTGGCAAACCCTTAGCCAGATCGATGTCACCCCTTTCGTAGAGAAGAAGGTTGGTCTTACGTACCTGCCTTGGGCGTGGGCATGGGCGAAGCTCATGGATCACTACCCTGACTCAGACTTTTACTTTGAGCGTAACAGCGAAGGCTCAGAAGTTTGGTTCTTCGCAGACGGATCTTGCGAAGTACGCTGCGTACTCACGGTCTCCGGCGTAACGCGCCGCTGCTGGTTGCCCGTCATGGACAACCGGAACAACGCCGTCAAGGAGCCGGACTCACGCGACATCAACGACACCAAGATGCGATGCCTCGTCAAGAACATCGCCCTCTTCGGTCTCGGCCACTACATTTTCACAGGCGAGACTGCGCCAGCCCCAGCAGTTCAGGAAGACAAAAAGGACACAGGTTTCTCCCTTGAGTCTTCCCTCGCCTATCTATCCGAAGCGAAGAGCAAAGACGACCTTCGTCGCCGTTTCGCTGGAATCAGCAAGGCCGCCGAAAATCGTGGCGTTTGGGGTGAGTGGAAGGAAAAGATGACCGACACGGCTAAGACGCTTGCGGAGAAGTTCGATGGCAAATAAGCAGGGAACAGAGGCATGGCTTGCCGAGCGTATCGGCAAGATTACCGGCTCGCGAGTCGGCACAATCCTCGGACTTAACCCGCATCAAAGCCCATCCGATGTGATGCGCGAGATGGTGCGTGAGGCCAAGGGTGCTGAACGCGAGTTCAAGGGCAATGCCGCAACCAAGCACGGGCAGGAGCATGAGGCTTACGGTCGGCGCTACCTCGAGGTCAATCGAGGCTACATGGTCGATGAGGTTGGCTTCATTACTCACAACGACATTCCGTTCTTAGGGGCATCCCCTGACGGACTCGTTGGCTTCGATGGGTGCATCGAGGTCAAGACCCCGTACTACGCAAAGAACGTGTACACGCTCAAAGACAAGCCGTACTACGAGGCGCAGTGCCGTCTGGTGATGGAAGTCACCGGGACGCAGTGGTGCGACTTCGTGTGCTGGATGAGCGATGACAACGCCCATGTCGAGCGTCTTGAGCGAGACCCGAAGTGGATTGAGTCAGTCCTTCCGAAGTTGAGGGCGTTCCACGAAGACTACCTTCGCATCGTCGCTGATGAGGAACTGTGCAAGCCGTTCCTTGACAGCGAGAACAAGGTCGCCTTCATCGCGAACGATTCCATGCTCCGTTTGGCCACCCTCGCTGCCCAACTCAAGAAACTTGACGAGGCATCCGCTCCGATTCGCAAGGAGTTCGATGAACTCAAGCAGAAGGTTGGCACTGAGCATGGCTCATGCACAAACGGTGCTGTTAAGATATCCCGTATCGAGCGTAAGGGTTCAGTTGACTACAAGGCTGTCTTTGAGGAACTGAACCTGAATGAGTTGTTGGAGAGTAAAGGTCGCACTCTCGACTCCTACCGAAAGAAGGCGACTGTTGCATATCAAGTGGAGATTCTGGAATGAGCCAGTATAAGGAAGACGGTAAGGTTGCCCTGTGGAAGAACGACAAGTATGAGCGTGGCGGCAAGCAGCCCTACGTTCGCGGTCACTTCACGGCGCATCGTGCAATCAAGGCTGGGGAGAAAATCTCTATTGCCCTCTGGGTTAACCAGAGCGAAAATGAGAAGGCTCCTAACTTCTCCGGCATGATCTCTGATCCGTATAAGCCGGATGAGAAGGGTTCACCCAAGGGTCGGCAAGCTCCTGCCGCACAGCCAGACTTCGAAGACGATCCGTTTTAATTATGCTTGTACTGAACCGACGACTGAACGATGTGGTTTATATTGGACGCAACATTAGTCCAGATGACCTCGTCGGTTCGTGCGACTGGGCGATCAAGGCTACTTCGGTAATCGATAGCTTTGATCGGCCCAGAGTTTACGCGGACGTATGGGACAAGACGGACTGGAGGCTTGTTCAGTTCTCCCCGCAAAGTCCGTACGTCAAGCTTGAGGAGACGACGATTCGAGTCCTCAGCGTCAAGCATGTGATGTGGGGTTCTACAGAAGAACCCATCATCTACTTCGGCTTCGACGCTCCGAAGGAGATAAAGATTGTCAGGGAAAACGCTCTTAGGAAAACAAGGGATGATGATTGACAGCGACGTCTACGTTAAGTTCTTAGGGAACAGGCCGCATCAGGGAACATCTGGAGCCGCTGCGTACGATTTGATCGCTAACTCACCGGAAGACTTTCCGGTAATCATCCCCCCGGGGGAATGGCGAGTAATCTCGACCGGGACATCGGTTGAGATACCGCCCGGGTTCGCTGGCTTGATTCTCCCTAGGTCTGGGCTTGCCGCGAAGAACGGTGTAACCGTACTGAATAGCCCCGGGCTTATCGACTCGGACTACCGAGGCGACATAGGCGTGATTCTTCACAATGTCAATAAGGCTCGTGACTTTGCCGTCACTAAAGGGATGCGAATTGCCCAGTTGATGGTCATTCGAATCCCCGACCTTGTGCTAGTTGCCGGACAGCAGCTTTCTGATACAGTCAGGGGGGCCGGAGGGTTCGGCTCAACAGGCACACAATGAAAGCATATGGCAGTTATAGACGACATCCGCCTTGCGGCGGAAAACCCAGAACTTAGTGAGCGGGAACGCGACCTGCTCCTTCAGGCAAGCCAAGAGATTGTGCATGTCAACTGGCTATTGCTTGCCGCTAGACCCCTCATAGGGGCCAATAGAAGCCCACAGGCTAGATCTTTGCTTGCCAGAATAGATGACGTTCTTGCGTAATGTTTGTGCAGTTAAATCTTGCGGAGCAGAAACTAGCTACCTACATAGGCAAGGCTAGGCATCAGCGTTCGAGGCAGGACGGTCTGCGCAACATGAAGGTCAGCGACATCGCTGACGACAAGATAGACAGAGAAGGCGCTGCCGCAGAGATAGCCTTCTGCAAGGCGATGAATATTTACCCTGACCTAGATGTCGGGGAGAGAAAGGCGGTGGACTGCATACTGCCCTCCGGCCACACCGTAGATGTGAAGTCTACGTGGCGAGAGAACGGTATGCTTCTGGCCGTTCCGTGGAAAAAGATGGAAGTGGACATCTTCGTTCTTGTCATCGGCCAGATGCCGGAGTATAGAATTGCAGGATGGATGTCGGCGGTCGAGCTACTGAAGCCTGATAGGCTAAAGAATGTTGGGCCGAAGAAGTCTTACGCAGCCTCGCAGGGCGAGCTGGTCAGACCCGAAGCGTTGTTGGAATTCAATGGAGACCTAAAATGGAACATTCAGTCTTTGGTAACCAAGACCTAACTTGGGATCAGGCAGTCGAAGCCTTCTGGCAATACAAGAACTCCGCCCCGATAGCGGAGAAGTCCAGATACAAAATCAAGTGGGCCATCGAGGTTTACGGGAAGTTCTTTTCCGGACACCCAATCAGGTCTATCGGAAAGGCACAGGTCACCCGGGCGAGGGATATCGTCAAGTCTCGCTCGACCATGAAGTCGTCGTCGGTAAACGACGCGACCAAGAAACTGATGCAAGTCTTCTCATTTGCCCTAGAGAGGGAGTGGATTGACCGCATACCAAAGGTTGACCCGCTGCCGGAGGAAGCTCCGAGTCGGCCAGTACTGCGGCCAGACCAAGCCAAGCAGCTTATTGAAGAGTTGCCGCCATCTCTGGGTAGGGCTATCGAGTTTGCGATAGCGACCGGCTTGCGCGGCATAAACATCTGCCGACTCAAGTGGGCAAACGTGGACTTCGACTCCCGGTGCATTCGCATCGAGGCGTCGAGCATGAAGGCTAGGAAGGAACTGACCATCCCGCTTTCCGCGTCCGCCATGCGGATACTCCTTTTCGTCCGCAACACGACCCCGCACCCAGAGTTTGTCTTTGTGAATGAACGGGGTGAGCCGTATAAGCGCATGTATTCTGACACTTGGAGACGCGCCGTTAAGGCTGCGGGACTCGACGGCTATGGCGTACACTCTGCTAGGAGAGGGTGGGCTACCGAGGTCGGTAAGCGGTCAGACCTGAAGACGCTGATGACGTTAGGCGGCTGGGCAACGCCGAGTATGGCGGCTCAATATGTCCAGCCAGACATAGACCACCTTAGAGTCAAGGCCAGCATTGTGGATGAGGTGTTCTTCGATGGCAAAGGGCAGCAAGGTCGTATCGATCTATCCGTCAGATGACGAAATCCTAGACGCTCACAAGGGTTACGAGGGGAAGAGAGAACTCCTAATCCTGTCGATGGACACAGATGCTCAGATAACGTGCAGCGCGAACACCACCGATAAGGCGAAAATCCTTTTCCTTATCGAGGTGTTCAAGCT